TTTACGCTAATCCAGTTGATGTCACTAAGGTTATTATTAATGAAGCTGCAGGGAAAGAACCTGAGCAGTATGTGTTTAAAAACTTAGATTTAAATATGCAAAATAAAACTGTAAGTGAGCCCGTTAGACATACTGAATCTTATGGGTCAGTTAATAGTATGATGCGTGGACAAATTACTAGCCAATCTTCTTTTGGAAATAACAGCTCACAATATGGCGGAGTAGGAAATATACAAGAATACAATGTTGATGCAGAGCATGTGGTACATGCAGCCTTGACAGAAGGTATGGACAGTAATTATCCATTTGGAGCAAGTATATTAGATCCTATTTTTAAAACATACAAACAAAAAGAACTTCTAGAAGACAGTATCATTATCTACCGTGTACAACGTGCACCTGAACGCCGTGTATTCTATGTTGATGTAGGTAACATGCCTGCAAACAAAGCTATGGGGTTTGTTGAGCGTGTTAAAAACGAAATCCATCAAAAGCGTATTCCAAGTAAAACTGGTGGCGGTAACAGCATTATGGATGCAGCATACAATCCGCTGAGTATTATGGAAGACTACTTTTTTGCGCAAACTGCAGAAGGACGTGGATCTAAAGTCGAAGTACTGCCTGGAGGTGAACACGTAGGTCAAATTGACGACTTGCGTTATTTTACAAACAAAATGTTGAGAGCTCTACGTGTTCCCAGTTCTTATCTACCTACTGGCCCAGATGACGGAACAGCAACTTATGTTGATGGTAGAGTAGGTACAGCCTTTATTCAAGAATACAGATTTAATCAATATTGTCAACGCTTGCAAAGTATAATTGCTCCAATATTTGATAAAGAGTTTAAGCTGTTTATGAAAAACAAAGGTATTAACATTGACAGTAGTATTTTTGATTTAAGGTTTGTTGAACCACAAAGCTTTAGCGAATACAAAGAAATTGAAGTACACGCAGCTCGTGCTAATGTGTTTAGTTCACTCGAAGGTGTTAATTATTTAAGTAGACGTTTTATGTTAAGCAAGTACTTAGGACTTACTGAAGATGAAATTCTCGAAAACGAACGTTTATGGATGGAAGAAAATCAGTCTGGTCCAGCACCAAGTGAAGATAGCGAACCTGGACTAGGTAGTGTTGGTGTACGTAGTTTTGATATAGACACAGATACTAACGTACCAGATTTAGATGAATTAGAAACAGGTGACACAGAAGGCGGAGAATCACCAATCAGTGGTGCAGAAAACGCAACTACACCTGCAGGAGGAACAACAGATGCGCAGCAATGAATTTTTAAGAGAATATTATGACGCTGAAGATAACGAGTATGCAAATCGTGAAATTGATGACGTTAGATCTAATAGATTAACACTTAAACATCTTAATAGGTTACGTAAACAGCGTGAGATTCATAAAACTGAACATGCTATTAGAGCCGAGCGAGTGCAGCAAATTTACCGAAAAGCAGCACAATAATTAGGTGTAAAAACTACTTATCTTGGCTTTCTAGTCAAAAAGTACAGTTTTTACACCTTTTTTACATAGTAAAACGCATTGGTAATAAATAATACTTGTAAACCATAACGGTAAGCCTGAAATTTTAAGGAGATAAAGGATGAGCAATCATAAAGATTCACTAGTCAAAGTCCTTGAGTATCTTGTAAATGAAGAGCGTGAAAAAGCAGCAGATCTTCTTCACGATGTTTTCGTTGAGAAAGCAAAAAATCATTGGGCAGCACTAAGCGAAAGCGATGAAAGTGTTGAAGAAGATATTCAAGATGAAGACCTTGACGAAACATATGACGTTGACGTTGAAGAAGCGATCGATAACTATGATGCAGAAGACGATTTTCTAAGCGATATCGAATCAGCAGAAGACGAAATTGACAGCGAAGAAGTATTTGGCGAAGACGAAGAAGAAGATGCTGAAATGGACCTAGAAATGTCCATGGACGACGAAGAAGCTGATGATGATGACGAATCAGAAGCTGAAGAAGCAATGGCAAATGTAGAAGATGCAATTGCAGAACTTCGTGCTGCATTTGCAGATCTAATGGGCGACGAGTCAGCTGACGATGAAGAAGAAATGGGACCGGAAATGGAGCCAGAAATGGAGCCAGAAATGGAAGGTCTTGGTGAAGGCGCAACACTAAAAGCAGTTAGCGTAAGCCACACAGATGGTAGCGACGGCAAGCATTCACCAGTCAAAGACGCTGGCAACGACATGGCAAAACCACACCCAACAGACACAAAGGTCGAAAGCGGTGGTAAAGCACCTGCAGCAAAACCAATGGGTGTAAAAGGTCCACAAGACCACGGTGCAAAAATGTCAGCAGCACCTGCTCCAAAAAGAGAGATGAAGTAATATGTTCAAGCCGTTACAAGAGCACCTAACATATAGTCAAGCTAACATTATTACCGAAGCCCAAGATGACGGGAACGGTGGCAAAAGCCTGTATATGAAGGGTATCTTTATCGAAGGTGATGTAAAGAACCAGAACGGCAGAATTTATCCTAAAGATGAAATTCATACTGCAGTAAGAGCAATTAATGAAAAGATCAAAAAAGGATACAGTGTTTTAGGTGAAGCCGATCACCCAGACGACCTTAATATTAATCTTGATCGTGTGTCACACATGATTACAGAAATGGATATTAATGGTGCTAACGGTATCGGTAAACTAAAAATCCTACCAACTCCAATGGGTAATATTTGCAAAACCCTATTGGAAAGTGGTGTAAAACTAGGCGTGTCTAGTAGAGGCAGTGGCAACGTAAATGAAAGCGGTCATGTGAAAGATTTTGAGATCATCACTGTAGACATTGTTGCCAATCCAAGTGCTCCAGATGCTTACCCTGATCCAATCTATGAAAGAATTATGAATCATAGACGGGGTAATGTATTAATGGATGTTGCTTCTGCAGTTAAACACGACAACAGGGCACAACGTTATCTCCAGGAAGAGGTGACAAAATTTATAAACAACCTGAAGTATAGGAGAGATTAATATGGCTCACTCAATAGATGAACTATTAAGCTCAGGTGCGCTCTCCGAAGAGGTTAGATCTTCAATCAGCGAAGCTTGGGAAGCCAAGCAAACTGAACTACGTGAAGAAGTTGCAGCAGAACTACGTGAAGAATTTGCAGAGCGTTATGAAAATGACAAAGCGCAAATCGTAGAAGCAATGGACACTATGATTGGTGAAGTTATTGCTAAGGAATTAGCAGAATTTCAACAAGACAAAGCTAAAGTAGCAGAAGATCGTGTTGCATATCGCACACACATGAAGGAACATGCAAAAGTACTTGATGAGTTTGTGATGGAAACACTTCGCAAAGAAATTAATGAACTTCGCGAAGACCGTGAGGCACAAGACAAGAACATGGCTCAATTAGAGGGCTTTGTACTTGAACAACTTACTAAAGAGCTCAACGAGTTTCATGAAGACAAACGCTCACTAGTTGAAGCAAAAGTCAAAATGATTAAAGAAGGCAAAGAGATTATTGAGCAGACTAAACGTAAGTTCATTGAAAACGCCGCAAATACAGTTAATAAAGTTCTCGAATCAACAATTAAGAAAGAACTAACAACTCTAAGAGAAGATATCCAAGTGGCTAAACAAAATACATTTGGACGTAAAATCTTTGAAACATTTGCAGCAGAGTTTATGAGCAGCTACCTCAATGAAGGTACTGAAGTTGCAAAACTAAACAAAGCAATGAACGAGCTAAAGTCAAAGCTTGATGAAGCAACCAAAGCCGTAGCAGAGAAAGAAGTTCAGCTTACAGAATCAGCACGTAAAGCACGTATCGCTGAGGACAAAGCAGAGCGCAAGCTAATCATGAATGAAATGATGGCACCGCTTTCAAAGCAACAAAAAGAAATCATGGGAGCATTACTTGAATCTACTAAGACAGTGGATCTTCAAGTAGCGTTCAACAAGTATCTACCTTCAGTACTGAAAGAAGATGCTAAACCACAAAAAACAAAGAAGGTATTAAGTGAATCCGCAAAAGAAGTCACTGGTGGAAAAACAACTGAAACAGAAGTTTCAACTGATGCTAACATCTTTACCCTTCGTAAACTAGCCGGTATAAGTTAAGGAGACCGAAATGGCAGACAACCTAATGGAAAATTGGAGCGCAACCAAAGCCGCTCTCACCGACGGTCTAACTGGAACAAAGAAAAAAGTGATGGAAACAACACTTGAGAACACAAAGCGTTACTTGTCAGAAAGTGCAAGTCCTGGCGCAACTCAAGCGGGCAACATTGCAACACTTAATAAAGTAATTCTTCCAGTAATTCGTCGTGTAATGCCAACTGTTATTGCTAACGAAATCGTTGGTGTACAGCCTATGACAGGCCCAGTTGGACAAATTCACACTCTACGTGTTCGTTATGCTGAAACTTTTGACTCAGCAACTGCAGGCGATGAAGCACTAAGCCCATTCGCAATTGCAACTGGTTACTCAGGTAACGCAAGCACAAACCGTGCAGATGCAACTAGCGTACTAGAAGGCGCTGCAGGTAAGAAACTAAGCATCCAAGTACTAAAGCAAACTGTTGAAGCAAAGACACGTAAGCTAAGTGCACGTTGGACTTTTGAAGCAGCACAAGACGCACAGTCAATGCACGGTCTTGACGTTGAAGCAGAAATTATGCAAGCTCTTGCACAAGAAATTACTGCTGAAATCGACCAAGAGATCATTTCTTCACTAACAAGTCTAGCAGGTGCTGCAGTTGACACTTATAACCAAGCTGGTGTAAGTGGTACTGCAACATTCGTTGGTGACGAACATGCTGCTCTAGCAGTTCTAATGAACAAGAACGCAAACACTATCGCTGCACGTACACGTCGTGGCGCAGGTAACTGGGCAGTTGTAAGCCCAGACGTTCTAACTGTTCTACAGTCAGCAACAACTAGTGCATTTGCACGTACAACTGAAGGCCCATTTGAAGCACCAACAAATACTAAGTTCGTTGGTACACTAAATGGTACAATGCGTGTATACGTAAACCAGTACGCAGCAAACGACGACATCCTAGTAGGATACAAAGGTGCAACAGAAACAGACGCAGCAGCGTTCTACTGCCCATACATCCCACTAATGAGCAGCGGTACAGTACTAGACCCACAAACATTCGAGCCAGTAGTAAGCTTCATGACTCGTTACGGTTATGTGGAACTAAGCAACCAAGCATCATCGCTTGGTAACGCAGCTGATTACCTAGCAAAGATTGGTGTAAACACTGGTAACCTAACATTCCAGTAATAGCCAAAGAATATAAGATTAAAATAGGGCCTACGGGCCCTATTTTTTTGTCTTTTTTACTATAAATATACATAACACGGAGACAAAAAATGAGTGAAACAAGATTTCCCAACGGCATTACAGGTGGTAATGGTACTGATTTAGAACTAAAAAGTGATACAGACATTGCGTTGTATCCAGCAGATCACATTTGGATTAGTCAAGGAACTAAACTTATATTTGAGGGTACTGTACCCGACGATTTTGAAGCAAAGCTTCAAGCAACTAG